TACTTCTCATCTGCTAGAAAAACCATAACTCCGATTTTATTAAGGGATACCAGCATCGAGTTAAACTCATCAGCAATGATATCAAAATCAGAACTAGGAAACTCTTTACGAATATCGTTGATACTCTTGATTTGTCGGACATTCTCGGTGCATTCTCTAACGATCATGCAACCAAGGGCATCCATAGTATAGTAACCCTTTTTTAATTTGGATTCATTTGCCCAGGTTGATGTAGACACAACTCCTAGGAGTGCAGTATTGACTACACTAATTCCTAGGAGTCCAAACAAAAACTTTTTCATATCTATGGAAGTGGTAATACTCCACCAGTTGCCTTGGGCAGTTCGGGAGGTTTTGGTAGCAGTTCTGTGACAAGTCCTGGCAGAACTGTTTTCAGTTCACCAAGAGTTTGCTCTTTAACTCCTTCGATTATAGCATCTTTTTGGAGAAGCACATAAGAACTTCCACCAATGAGAGCTACAGAAGTTAATCCAGCAAATAATGCTACAGCATTAATTAGTTTTTGCATCTTTTTTAGGCTCAATAGCAGAGACAACTTCGGGTTCTTTCTTTGCTTGTGCTTTTTGTGTAGCACCACCAGATTTAGCAGGACTTAATCCGAAAGCAGCAAGAGATCCAGAGAATACCGATGCGATAAAAGTAGGATCGAAATCGAGAATTTTTTGTCCGTTAGGAAGTCTAACGTAGGAGAATGTGAGAAGAGAGGCAGACCAAATAAGTACAACGACTTTCACCAAATTACCAAGAACTTCACTTTTATCAACATCGTGGTCTTTCTCTTCTACAACTGCTGGTTTAGTATCAGACATTTGTAGAGAGTAAGGCAGCTCTATTTATTGTCTAAATAGGTCAGAACACAATATCTATGAAGCAGGAAGATGCCTCTTAGTAAGTTAGATAATTTCATCAAGAACACCCAGGGTCGTATTTTATATGTGAATCCTAACGATCTTGATGCCACTGATAGCATTGAGAATCAGGGTAACTCTCTGACACAACCTTTCAAGACTATTCAGAGAGCTTTACTTGAATCTGCAAGATTCTCTTATGTGAGGGGTAAAGATAACGACCTCTTTAACAGGACAACTATTATGTTGTATCCTGGTGATCATATTGTTGATAATAGACCAGGATTCGCAATCAAGAATGTTGGTGGAGTTGGTAAAGTCGTAAGTCCATCTGGATCGGAGACAGACGCAACAGGAACTCTCAATCTCACACTTACATCAAACTTTGATTTAACCCAAGAAGACAATATACTCTATAAGTTTAATAGTGTCAACGGTGGTGTTATTGTTCCCCGTGGCACATCCATCGTAGGTCTTGACCTCAGAAAGACAAGAATCAGACCCAAGTATGTTCCCAATCCCACCGATGAGAATGTAAATCAATCTGCCATCCTAAGAATCACTGGTGGATGCTACATGTGGCAGTTCACCTTCCTTGATGGTCAAGATAACGAGTTGGTTTATACCGACCCTGCTACCTTTGACACAACTAACAGATCTCTACCCACATTCTCTCACCACAAACTCTCTGCATTTGAGTTTGCTGATGGTGTAAATGATGTTCCAGGATACAGTGGTCTGACTGACCTCAGCATGTATTATTACAAGCTGACACATGCCTTTCAGTCTGCATCTGGTCGTCCTGTTTCATTCCAATGGCCAAATGAGCAGGGTGATTTTGATAAGGTAAGACCTGAATATGAGATCGTTGGTGCTCTTGGTGTAGATGCTGCTGTTGTAACATCTATGTTTGCTGGTGATGGTGCAACACCCACAGCACAGGTTACAGTAACCACCCAGAATCCACATGGATTTACTACAGGAACTCCTGTTAAGATTCGTGGTGTCAACGTATCTAACTATAATATCTCTGCTTTCGTAACGTCTGTAATTAGTGATACTTCGTTTACATATCAGTTGCCAAGTTTCCCACAGAACTTAATTGCAACTCCAGACTCTTCCAATGCTACAGTAACGATTGAGTCTGATACCGTTAGTGGTGCTTCTCCATACATCTTTAACGTATCCCTTAGATCTGTCTGGGGTATGCAGGGTCTTCATGGTGATGGTTCTAAGTCTACTGGTTTCAGATCTATCGTTCTGGCACAGTTCACTGCTATCTCTCTCCAGAAAGACGATAGAGCATTCGTAAAGTATAACGAAAGCTCTAGACTCTACGATGGCATTGTTTATACCAAGGTAACTGGTGGTGATTTGTCTTCTGGTTCTAGTTCCACCAATAGTGCCACTGTCTATCACTTAGACTCCGATGCTGTCTATAGAAGTGGATGGGAAACTACTCACGTTAAGTTGAGTAATGATGCCGTATTCCAGATTGTTTCTGTATTCGCAATCGGTTTCAATAAGCACTTTGAAGCTTTAAGTGGTGCTGACGCATCTATCACCAACTCCAACTCTAACTTCGGTCAGATTGCTCTGGTTTCTGATGGATTCAAGGCAGCAGCATTTAATCGTGATGACCAAGGTTTCATCACAAATATCATCACACCAAAAGAGATTGCTGCCACCGAAAAGCAAGTAAACTGGTTACAACTTGATGTTAATCTTACCAACACGGTAGGTATTTCCAGTCAGTTATATCTCTACGGTTACACTGACCAGGATATTACTCCAACATTCCTGACACAGGGATTTAAGATTGGTGCCAGACATGGTGAGACTCTGTATCTCCCAGGCACAAGTGGTATTGGCACTCTGACTGCTACAATTCAGATGCCTAACAATGTGGTATCTTCTGGTTCCACTATTGCTTACGGTTCTAAGTCTGGTATTAAAGAAGCAGCAGTTACTTCTGGTCCTACCAATAATGAACTGACACTTGCCAGTGATATTGGTTTAGTAACTGGTGAGAAGGTCAGAGTCATTAGCCAAACTGGTGACCTCCCCGAAGGATTAGAACCACATAGAACTTACTATGCTATCAGAGTTTCTGCTACAGAGATTAAAGTTGCTTCTTCCTTCTCCGATGCTCTGAATGATAACGAAGTATCCATCATTGGTGGAACTGCTCTATTTGTTCGCAGTAGAGTAAGTGATAAGAATGCTGGTGAGATTGGACACCCAGTTCAGTTTGATACTGTCAATAATAACTGGTTTGTTCATGTAAACACTGCTAACGATATCTTCACTGGTCTGTCTACATTTACCAGTGCCTCTACCACTAGACCTTATGTAAAGAGACGTGATGACACTAGAGGTCTTGACTCTAAGATCTATCGTGTTGGTTATGTTATTCCTAAGGAATCTCAAGATGCTAGAGACCCTAGACAGGGATATGTTCTCCAACTCTCTAGTCAGACTGGATTTGCTCAGACTGATTATGCTACTGCCACAACATTACAGAGATCTGATGTTCTCTATGGCAGAAACAATAGTTTCATCTCCACATGCTCCGCATCTGGTAGTGTTGTAACCTTTAGAACAGATCTTCCCCACGGATTAGATATTGGTGATAAAGTTATCTTCACTAACATTAAGAGTAGCACTAACACTATTGGTGTTGCTAATAGTGGATACAACGGTAAGTTTGCCGTAACTGGTGTAACTGACGACCTTACATTCACTACTGGTATTATTGATGTTGATGGTGTAACACACAACCCTGGTACATTTACAGATACAACTGGTTCTAGAAACCTTTCTCTACCTAGATTTGAGAGAAATGATCTCCAGTCTAACTTCTTCATCTATAGAAACACTATCGTTCAAGGATATGAGAAGGACAAGTCTGATGGTCTCTACATTCTAGAACTGTTAGATGCTGACTATGCTCCAGAGGTAGAGTTCACTGGTCAAAAGTATAAGCCCAACGTTGCTGATTACTATCCTCAGTTTGACAGAGACAATCCTTCTTCTAACCCTCCCTCTGCTGCCTCTTATGCTAAGAGAGCACCTGTCGGTGAAGTTGTAACAAACGACCAGAAGAATAGCCTCACAAGAAATACCATTGATAGTTTCTTCAAGAAGACTAAGGTTGGTAAAGAAGTCAGTGCTGTTGATGCCACTGCTGGTATTACCACCTTAACATTCAACAGAAGACATGGATTTAATGGTGCTCTGGGTATCACCACCATTACAAACAATACTACATCTTACGCCGATGGTACATATTATAATGTAAAACTGCTGAATGACGGCACATCTACATGGCAAGGTGCCACTGCTAAGGTATTCGTATCTGGTGGTGTTA